TTGCTGACCATTCCAGATTGCATTAGGAAGCACCACAGGAGGCGTCGAATACTTTTTGGCAAAGGTGACTGCAACCTTTTGTCCTGCAGTGGCTACAGCGCCTGATACCACTTCAAACTGAACAGGCGTTGCATTGGTTCCGGCGTCACCTTTGGGGATGCCGAAATCAACCGTGTAGTCAGGAGCCGTTCCGCCGAGAGTTACGGCTGCCGGGCTACCTGCAGCGAGTGTGGTCACCTTCCCAATCTTCAGTGTCGGGCTGGTTCCGTCTTTACCGGCTGGCAGACTGAAGTTAATCACCTGCGCTGGCGCATCACCGGTTATCTCTACTGCGGCTTTGGTGCCAGGTGAAAGCGTAATAACATTGCCAACTGAGAGCTTATTGGGAACAGGTTCACTTCCCTGTCCTCCAACCTGACTGCCTCGTTGTTGATTGCCATAGTAAACGGTCATATGGCCTCACATAGCGAAGATGGTTACCGGATCGCCTGTCGGTGATGTCACCCATACGACAGATGGCTTAGTTATGCTCAGTGAGTCAGTCTCAACTCTGCCAAGAGCATTATCGGCTGGTGCCTGCTGAGGCTTGTCAGCGTTAGTGGTGTCGAGCACCCACAAATAACCATTGGCAATCTGTGCATCTAAGTCTGCAGTTCCGTCGGTCAGTTGCACCCACTTTTTACGAATGGTGATTTGCCCATTTACCATTATGTTTCTCCACATACTGTTGAGCATTGTCAGAGGCATCTGGAAAAGTTGATGCCTCTTGCAATGCCTTACAGATTTACTGGCTTCCCACACAGCGCCACCCATAGGTCGTTATGCGTGTTGATCGCCCTCACCGTTCTGATGTCCATCAGCTCAGCATCTTTGCCGTGTGTCCTGATGGGTGCATCCTGAGTGCAGAGTGAGTCGACTGTTTTGGTGGGGGCCGGGTTAGTCGTCGGAGTTGAAGTCAGATCTGCGCAGCTTGTCGCGAGCGGCAGCGTCAGACAGAGAAGCATTACTTTCTTTAGCACCGTTGGCCTTCTCCGTATTGATTGCTTGCACGTTAGCCACATCGTTAACCTGCTGTGACTCTACCTTTGCTGCTTCAACATCAGCCTTTGCCTTTTCTTCTGTCTTGCCTTTGCTTTTGCCACTGAAGTAAGCAGCAATGCCGGCAGCAATCAGAGCAAAGAAAGCGAGAACGTAATTCCAGCCGCCCGCGAAAAGATGAACGAGAGTCGTCATGGCTGCCCGTCCATTTGCTGCTTGCGATCATTCAGTTTGCGCTGCCTTATGAACTGAGCAATCACACCCAGAGCCACGATGAAGTAACTCACATACTGTGCGATGTTGACCGGCAGCATTGCCTTGAGGTCAGGCGGTAGCATGTTCCAGGCGGAGATAATCGCATCAGGTGCAGAGGCGAGGTAAACGCCCAGCAATGTACCGGCACCGGCAAGCCAGACTGACCAGGTACGAAATAGCAACCGGGCATGAGCAACGAACTCAACTGAGCTGTACTTGCGCACCAGTAGCACCACGGCAATCACAACGATAACCACGGAGAGGAAGGCGATAACGTTCATATCTTCCCCTTGTAGATGTCGTATGAGCCAGTGCGCATGACTTCGGCATGACGGCGGGCGCGACCGGGTGTCTGTTTAGCCCACAGGCTATTCAGCATCCCTTCCGCGGCTCCAGTGAAATTACCATTGGAAATCATGACCAGCGTGTTTTTGAAGGCTGCAAGACCATCGACGCCCATCTGGTAAGCCATGCTGTAAAGGACGTCTGCGCGCGCCGGGTTGCATTGCTTCAGTGCTGCGTAGATAGCCGGGCGGGTGTTCATGTCGATAACCTTCTCATCCACGATCACCTGCTTCCACACATCCCCTACCTTGCGCGGAACCCGGAAGGTATAGCTGCTGATTGGCGCGCCTTTGGGCCCGATGCGGATGCCACCGGCGACCGTGGGAAATCCCAGCGTGTCGAGGTAAGGCGTTTCAATGTAACCTTCCTCAAAGTTGAGGATCGGGATTATCTGACTCATTCGTCGGACTCCATCTCATTTGACTCATGCGCTCTTCACGCCGGTCTCGCTTACGCTGGAAGTGAATGTTCACAATGAATGTCGCGATAGCCAGAATGAAACCACCCACAGCTAACCACTCGTTTAGAGACATGCTCCCGGCAAGGAAAGTCGCCCCCGACGTCGTATACGCCGCGGCTGTCGTCATCCGCTGTGTTTGAAAAAAGATGCGCTACGCCATCAAGGGGAAATCGCTTCTGGTGTTGTATGGCGTGCGCAAAACAAAAAAGGCCAGCTCTATGGCTGACCTTTGAAATAGTTTAGTTATGTTACTTATCCGCTGCAGGGTATGCGGTGAATCTTATCCCCTGTGGAGGATGAGTCGATTAAGTGCTGCTATTCGGCTCATGTGTTGTGGTGGCCGGTGCTGATCTCCGGCTTTAGCGGCTTTTCCCACCTTCTCGCCTCACCAGATTGTTTTCACTGGTTACTGGTCGATCACAGTACCGCCTTGAGGGTATTCAGCGCGTCAGCCCGCGCACTCACCACAACGGAAAGATCATTGCTCAATTTTAGCCATTAGGCAAGTGACCTAGGAGCAGATACCTTATGGCTTCCCATATTCCAACTTGTGAAATTCTCGTAACTGTTGTGCAGAAATAAAAAACGCCCTCGCAGTTGGTGAGACCGCAGGGCGCTTTGACTATCACAAATCGATGGAACTGACTCTTTCAGGTTAACGCGTCAAACAACAGCGCGCAACTTCAACTGTTAGGAATCATATCCCCAGCTTCCTGAAAAGTAAATAGCCCACGATAAAATAATGAGCTATTTCCTATTGCGCTATCGAGTAACCTGATTCAGGGCTGAGTTAGCCCACGATTCTTCAATCTCCAGCTTGCCGATTAGCTGGTCATAGAACGGCTTTCCACTTCGATCCCACGTAGCCAGGCTGACTGCATCGGTAATTTCGCAGACGCTGCGAAACGCCTCCACAGCGGGAATGCGCTCATAACCGCGACCACAACAGCGTTTACAGTCTCCCAGAACCGGTACGCCCTGCTCTTCAGTCAGCTTGCGATTAACTGCCCGCCCTCTCCCGTTACAGTCACGACACGAAGAAGACACCACGCCCTTCCCGTTGCAGGATTTGCAAATAACGTGGACAACCTCATTCACGCTTCGGGATGATCCGCCTGATAGCGGTGACTTCATGGTGAACACATCCGCCTCAATGAATCCTTTCGCCTGGCAGCATTCGCACGGCTTGACGCTGGCGGCGCTGCGGCAATAATCCATGTAGGCATAAGTTGCGAGTGTTTGCATAACGGCTGGCTTAATATCGGTGTCTAGCTTGCGAAGGGCGGCAACCTTATCGCAGGTACTCAAAGCATATTCACTTAATAACGATACGGCGCGTCGGGCGTCGTTATCGCTCACTCCAACCTTACCCATAAACGCACTGTAACCCAGCGGGGCACGACTTTGTGTCATTCCCATGGCTGCCATATAATCAGTGCCAGATAAAGCATCTGAGGCTGTTGCAGGCGGCATACCGGCAAAGCTCGCTGTCTTCGCGAAATGATATTTTACTGTCGCTTCAAGCCCCATGTTTAACTCCCATCATTTTCGCCATGTTATGAATGATCCGGTAATCAACTGCAAAGCCGCCGCGCCTTTTGTAGATGCGGAGTTTCTGCCACTTCTCTCTGAGGTATTCGGTCATGACTTTTCTCCGTGGTTGCAGAATCCGCCATGTAATGACTCCCTTAATGATTTCACTGCAGCTTTTGCCTCAGAAAAGTCATTGAAGAATCCCGCGAAGTGAGGTTTTTTGCCTACGACTACGGAAGCGCAGAACTTTCCATTCTTGCGCGTAATTCCTTTGGCTCCGGTGGGGTTGTTGCTTTGATTTTTTCGATTAAATGCGTTTTGCTGAGGAGTGGCTGTTCTTAGGTTTTCAATGCGATCATTACTTCGCTGACCATCGATGTGATCAATTTGCTTAATCCCTGCGTCACCATAATGCATTGCCCAAACTATTCGATGACGCCTAAACCACCTGCCGTCTATTTTGATTTTCCAATATCCGTCATCATTGATTCCTCCTGCTTCTTTTCCTGCATATTTCTTATTCCACCCGGTCCTATTATCCTTCTCTGGCTTTTCCCTCCAGAATAGCTTCCCACTTTCATATCTGAGCCGGGTATGAAGATATTGCCTATTCAGCTCGCTAGGCCGCTGCTTCATTTTCTGCCTCTCTTTGCTTATTCAGTTCACGCAGAGCCGCCCTGTAACGAGCCCGGAGGCTGTCCAGCTCTTCTCTGGTGTATCGGTGAGGTTCGTTGTTTGATTCGAGCTCCAGAACGCGCTGAAGGCCGATTTTGGTGATGAGGTTGATACGGTATGGACCAATTGCGCCCGAGTGATGCACGTTGCATGCTGCACACTGGCTGTGAACGTTGTCCTCGTTGAAACGTAACTGCGAAGCCGCTGCAGTTGTCCTGTAATGCCCGGCGTGATAGCTGACTGCTGTTGTGCTGCCACAGCTGATGCAGATATTCCCGTCCCGCGCCCTGATGTAGTCATTGAATGCCCGCTGGGTCATGTTCATCCAGTGGCTTAACGGCTTCACATCGGCTTTGCGTTTGTTCCATGCGGCGCGCTGCTCTTTCTCCAGGCGCTTTTGCTTGCGCTCGGATATCTGGTTAGCGAGTTGGATGGCACATTTGGGAGAACAGACGGTCTGGAGGCTATTACGGGGGATAAACTTTTCAGGACAGCATTTGCATTTCTTCGGCTTCGGCGGCTTTGGCTTAATCGCCTTTGCCATCTTTATCTCCTTTAGATTGCTGTGTGCATTCTGCGCAAATTCTGCTCATTTTTGGCCCCATGAAGCAGCTTGCGCATAACAGGCAAATCCCTATGTATGATCCTGTTGGGTAGTTTTTTGGCGAGTTGCTTTCTGGCATTTTAAAACCACTCATCGTCCACCCCCATTAGTCCGTTTGGGTCTAGCAGCAGCCACAGGTCGAGGCATGAGCCACAGGCGTAGACTTCGGCATCCAGCAATAGAGCACCACAGCCAACGCATGCAGAAGCACACTGCACGCCATCGCCAGTAGGCAGATTTGATTGGCTGGTCCCGTTCGTGTTCTTCATAGAGATAGTCCGTATTACAGGCTTCACAGTTAGCCCCGTAGTGATACTTGTCTTCTGAGGTGAGTGTTATGTGACAGCGGCAGCAGCGTTCACGCATTCTTTAATCTCCCGAAGCCTAATGTGACGTTAAAATGCTCAGCCGCTTCGAATACAAAACCATGCGCATTTCGCCCCCAGTGAAGGCGACTGAAATCCCTCTCTCGCTTTCTGGCAATAGCATCTGCCTGCTTACGGCTAACTTTGATGAAGTTGAAATCTGAGTCTGTACATGGCTGCCCATCAATACGTAATTGCTTGAGTTTCATCTTCAGCTCCACATTGGGTTTTTATACTGCCTGCTCGGTATTGGCTCGTTCCGGAACGTCGGCAGCCGCGCGCTGACTAGCCACAGGCGTGGGTCGGTTGCGAGTGTCTTCTGAGTTTTAATGTTGCGAGAGGCGTATCGGGAAAGGAGTTCGTTAGCGGTTTCGGTATCTACTGGCTCATGGCAAAACCATGTCATTTGCATGATGCCCCCTTGCGGCTCTCAGTAGCTGATTGAAATCTGCCATAACCGGGCTGACGCCAAATCCAGCCTGCTCGTTTGCCAGCCTGTAGCGACATGAATTGTGTTTTGCGCCGGTGATGTGCTCCTTTACAACGTGATGACCGCCACAGAGCGTGCTGAGGGTGTTAGACACATTGGCCCGATTAGTGCGGCAGGACTTACATACCGGCCCTATCAGCTCTGACGTCTGATGCCATTTTCCGTCAGAGAGAATTCCCAGCAATGCTGCTTTGATTTTGCTCATGATGTACTCCCGAATCTTCCTGCCCACTCAGCCGCACGCGCTGACTCGTCGCTGAATCTGACGTCGTGCTCAATGCCGAAGCTGTGGATTAGAGTTATGAGGTCACGCATCTCACCGACGCGCATTTTGCTTGTTGACTGGCCCAGCACCACAAAGCCGCCATTGATACCCGGCACCGTCTCCTGTCCTTTCAGGCTGGCACTGAAAATATGCTTCCAGCATTCCGGGTTGAGTTTTCTGCCGTACCACACCACCTGGCTCGATACGTCATGCAGGCAGGCCCAAAGCATGCGATTTTGCGCAAGGCTTCTGGTGTCTTCCTGGATGGTTACCTGCAAAGGCTTATCGGGATTGGCGGGGAGTTGCTGGATGGCGCTGATGCAGTTCTGTCGGATGTTGTCGCTCCTAAGCAGGAACGTTGCTTTCTCCATCGCGTTTGTCTCGCTTTAATGCGTCGCTAAGGGTTTTTCGGATAGCTGCAGGGAGTGACATAAAGCCTGCATAGCGCGTGGCGATAACAGTAAGGTCATTTGCCAGCTTATCCAGTTCAGCGTCTGATATGACGTGCTCAGAGCGTTTTAAGGGGATTACGTTGTTCATGATTGCTCCTGATTGCTGCGCGCCAGCCATGCCCTTTCCGCTACTAGTTTGATAACCTTTGCAGGTATCTCATCCTGCGCAGCCTCAATTTCTGGTTCGTTTTCATCGAACCATTTACGAAACTTCTGCCGCTCCAGCTCTTCGTTGTTTGTCATGCTTCCTCCGGTGGTGCTGGGAGTGGCTGCCAGTGGGTTGGGCTGACTACTCCTGAGCTACAGAAAAACTCAGGCCCACGCGTAACGTTGCCATTTGAATAAACTGCGCACTCATGATCACCAAATTCGTCTACCACCAGTACCTCTCGACCTAAATCTGGCATCTGCTCACTACACTTAATCCAGTCACCCATATCACTGCTCTCCGTTCTGATTGGTGGGCTGCTCCGGGATGATGCGGTAGGCGATGATGCGATCGCCATATTGATAGTACGACCACGAGTAAACACCGGCGCGGTTAGTGATTTTGTCGCCATACTTCCACTTCATTTCGACTATGGCGTCTTCATCAACCGGACGCTCACCACCACCCCACTCAATCCATCCCTCACCCCGCTCCTGCTGCTCCAGTATGGGGAGTGCAATCTCAAGGGCTTGCAGCGTATAATTGCCGGCAATTGAGATATCTCCGTTGTCACGCTGGCGGAGGCGCTCTTTAAGAAGCTCTCTGCACTTATCAGCGGTTAGATTGTTCATTGGTGACTCCTGCCAGTTAAGCGCTCGTGCCACGTTAGTTTTCTTTGTTTGCGGATCGCCTCTTCTGTCTCGATTTCTACCAGGACATAAGCGCATTCATCGAATTTTCCCTGCCGTTGCATCGTCAGGTAGGCTGCCTTTTCGTTAGCTTCCTGCTTGTCTGCCGCTTCAATTTGATGGACATTGAACCCGTTGCTGTGAACATGCCATCCGTGAATCACTGCGATAAATCTGCTCATCAGAAACCCCTCAAGTTATCTTCAAGGCGAAGCGCGTTATCGGCTGCCATCCGCCGGGCGCTTTCGAGCCGAAGCTGGTCTGCTTCATTGTCAGCGGTCACCAGAGCCAGCTCGGCTGCGATCCGGTAAAGCATTCCCTTTGCTCGCTCCATTGCTTCCTGATCTTCTTTTCCGCGAATAACCATTACTGACCTCCGTAGCGCCAGTCTTTGGCCGGCTGCTCTTTGTTTTTGTTGTCGGAATACTGCTGAGCAACATCGGTCTGATCGATGTTGATGAAGTGACCATTCTTCCAGCCCATGTAAAACGTCTTCGGCTGGCCGGAGCGGTACTTACCGACGATAATTTCCGCAATCCCTTTCAGGTCGCTGTTGTCGTGATAAACCTCATCCCGGTAAGGGAAGATAATCACGTCAGCATCCTGTTCAATGGCACCTGATTCACGCAGGTCTGACATCGTTGGTCGCTTGTCAGCACGTGCCTCTACGCCGCGGTTAAGCTGCGACAGGAGGATGACCGGGACTTTGTTGCGAAGGCAGAACTGCTTCAGCTTGCGGGTGATTTCGGCAATCGCCAGGTCGTTACGTTCGGCCTTTGGTTTCTTCATCAGGCCGAGGTAGTCAATGGACACGAAGCTAAGCCCGCCATCCATGTTCATGCGCTCTGCATGGGCGATGATTTCGTCAACGCTAAGCGTTTCATCCAGCACGTAGTTGTCTTCATCCTGAAGCTGTGCGGATGCGTTTGTCAGGCGGGTGTATTGCTCATCAATCATGTCCAGCGGGTTACGCAATGATCCGAGTGCGATGCCGCCACGGTCTGCCACGAAACGCTCAACAACCTGCATATCTGACATCTCCATCGAAATCATCAGGCCCTTGCCCTTCTGCCGGCCGATTGAGTTACCGATGTTGATTGCCAGCTCTGTCTTACCCATGCCCGGCCGCCCAGCGATGACAATCAGGTCAGTGCGATCGAAACCTCCGTAAGCTTCGTCCATCGCCTCAATGCCGGTTTTCAGATACAGGCCCGACTCCTGACCTTCCATGCGCTTTTCCAGCACCTGCATGTAATCCGTCAGCATGTCGCCAATGCGTCGTGGCAGCCTGTCAGTGGTTTCGAACTGAAGCTTTGAGATGATGCCGGTTGCTTCGGCAATGCTCTCGTTGATGTTCTGCGTGTTGGCGTTAGCAAGCATCTCAGCGGCCTTCGTGAGGTCTGCTGCGCCCTTGCGAAGCATCCAGCACTGGCGAACCAGCTTTGCCCACGCTTTGATGTTCGCAGCGGTCTTGCACTTGAATCCAACAGTCATGACGTGGTCACGCGTGTCTTCCGGCACGGCCGCGCTAACGGTGAACGGGTCAATGGGTTCGCATTTGTCGATGAACCGGCAGATGACCGTGTAAATCTGGCGGAGGTGGTGATTCGAGAACGCCTCAGCGGGAAGCTTTGCGGCGATGTCGCGGCAGTCGATGTGATCGCCTTTGACCATCATCGAGCCAACCAGCTGCTGCTCGAAGTCTAAACTGTCCATTTCAGGCCTCCTGGCTGATGATTTCGTCGATTTTCTTCTGGGTCAGCGCCGTGTCGATGCCGTAACGCTTTCCGCCAGGATTCGCACCGCAGG